TTTTGTTCTATCCGATGGGTAATTCTCTACTGATTCAAGGATGGAGATAAAAGCGTTTTCGTCAGAGTTCATGATAATTACTGCCGTTGTCTTTAAGGTTGTCTTTATGTCTTTCTTAGGGGTCGTTTTGTTCCCCTCCTCAGGGGTCGTTTTGTTCCCCTCACAGGGGATTGATTGTTCCCCTGGTGAACGATTGTTCCCCTGGTGATCAGTTGTTCCCCTCTCGATATGCTCCCATGTGTCATAGTCCTTGTTGAATTTAAGAACTCTCGAATCTGCCTTTGTGCATTCCTTAGTAACTAAAACTATGTTTCTATCAATCAAGGATTTTAGCTCTTTCTTAATGGCCCTTGTAGATATTCCAGTTGCTTTGGATATGAAGGTTATTGACAGGTCATGCTCGCAACGGTTGAACCCATAAGTAAATCTCCATATTGTGAGAATGATTGCATATTGTGTGCCGTTTAAGTGAAGTTTTGAGGACTGTTCCAGAAGTGCGTTTGCTATCCTTGTGTACTCTCCTTTGTCAATCTGAACGTCTGCCATCTAATCACCTTCAACTAATGAGAAAATGTTATCGAAATTAACCTCCAGTGCATTAGTGATTCTTTTAGCTAAATCAGGTGTAGGGTGCATTGTCCCTTTTTCTAATGCATAAATGGCTTGGCGTGTAACTCCTACCGCTTTAGCTAGATCAGTTCCAAGCATCCCCTTTTTGATCCTTAACTCTGCCATTACGGAGCAATTAGTTTTTATTTTTATCATGGTAATCTCCTTTTCTATAAAATATTTTGTAATACTATGGAATACTATAGACAACTAAAGAATATTAAGGTATACTATGAATAGGAACTCGGGCACAGTTAATAGACAGATTACAAGCCTGTTTTCTCTAGCAACTAGACATTGCTAAAATGTTCTTGGACGAACAAAACGTTTTGAGATTGATTTCTCACCAGCATACTTTTTGACTTTCGACGATTGGTACTCGTTGAATATCTGAAGTGTGCTAATTCCTTTTCCTACTCTTTATTATACCATACCTTACCTTTCGTTACCATACTTTATTGTATGTTTTATTCTTTTTATTGTGACAAAAATTTAATATTTGGGGGATTCTGATAATGAAGAAGAAAACGACCATAACTATTGATGATTATTTATTTGATTTAATATATAAGCTAGCGGTTGAAGAACATAGGTCCTTTAGTCAGCAGATCTGTAAACTAGCCGAAGACAAGCTAAATGAA